TCTATTAATGATGATGATTTATATTTTCAAGACAATTGTTTAATGCCTGCTGCGGAAAAGTATTTCAAGGAATACGGAGCTCCATTTAAATTTAAAACAAGTCATTACCACCACTTAGCGTTCAGTAGATTCTGGTGTCGTGCATCTAATGAAGGTGACTATCAAAGTATTCATGACCATCAAGGAGTTTTTACCTTTGTAGTATGGTTAAAGATACCATTTGATCCAGAAGTAGAACGTGCGGTACAGCCAGGGTTCAGACCTGAGGCTGGAGATTTTGTTATAACTTACCCTGATACGTGTGGTCAACTACAGAAACGTAACTTTATATTGAGTGAAAGTGCAGAAGGTAAAATGTTATTCTTTCCTAGTGATATGAATCACATTGTATATCCACATTATACAACAAAAGACTATCGTATTGCCCTTGCAGGAGATGTTGTATTGGATAGTGATCACAGACTTGAGTTGATTAATCCTACAACTAAAGAAATGTAAATTTATAGATAGAATGAAATATTACTTTCTCGCAGATGAATATTGATCTGGACGTAAGCGAGTTGGAACTTATCTATGAATCAATTAGTTACCGACTCGAAAATGATAACCATCTAATGTATCATCCAAACATACGAAAAGATCTGGAAGATATGATGGCGGTATGGGAAGATGAATACTTATAACGTCTTTATAGGCGACAACGAAATCATGTCAGAAATCAGTGAACATGATTTAAAATACAAATTAGAGTTTTTAAGAGCGTATTTTACTCATTATCCTGATGATGAACTTAGAAATGAAGAAATTAAAGTGGTTAAAAATAAATGAACATTGAAAAAAGGGTTTTGCCCAACTTTGGAGTACTAGATGTAACTCTGGAGAGGGAACATACTGACCATCTTTACCATCTTATAGAGAAATATGAGATTAATGCTGATGCAGGTAAACAACAATGGATGTTAGTTGATGATGAACATCGATTTAAACAGTCAGTTCTTGATCCTGCCATCAATTATTATGTAAAAGAGTGGGGTTTTCCTACAAGATTAAAGTCAACACACGTTCATGACCTTACATTTCAGAAATTCTGGGTAAATTCTACTACAAAAGGTCAATATCAAGCATTACATAACCACGATGCTGTGTTTTCTTTCGTAGTGTGGTTAAAAATACCCTCTGTTGCTAGTGAAGAACAACAAGTTCAGGATACAATGCACCCTGAAGCAGGTGATTTTGTACTAACTTACTCTGATATAACAGGAAAACACTGTAAAGTTAACTGGAAATTAGAAAAACAGTACAATGAAGGTCATATGTTACTGTTTCCGAGTGATTTGTTTCATGCGGTATACCCACATTTCTTAACTGATGAGAAAAGAATATCTTTAGCTGGTGATATTGCAATAAACAGTAATAAGATAATGGATATTTACGACCAAGGAATGTTGTTAGGCACTGAAAACAGTCAAGAATTTCTGTCCAAAGAAGCTTGATATATAATATAACACTATGGACAAAATGATTTGACCGTGGTATACTTACTATGTACTGAATACATGTTATGGCTAAAGGATTTACAGTAAAAGCTACTGCTCCTAAAACAAAGAAAGTCGAGGACGATTTTGATTTAGCAGCGGCAAAAGAAATAGCAAAAGGAAAAGCATTTGTTTTCTGTCTGCCTGGAAGAGGAGTATCATATATCTTCTTAAAGGCATTCGTTCAACTTTGTTTTGACCTCGTACAAAACGGATCTAGTATCCAAATCTCCCAAGACTATTCTTCAATGGTCAACTTTGCACGTTGTAAGTGCTTGGGTGCGAATGTTTTACGAGGCCCAGACCAAATACCTTGGGATGGAAAACTAAAATACGATTATCAGATCTGGATTGACTCCGATATCGTATTTGACACAGAGAAGTTCTACCGTTTGGTATGGATGCAAAAGGATATCGCTGCTGGTTGGTATTGCACAGAGGACGGAAAGACAACATCAGTTGCACATTGGCTTGAAGAAGATGATTTCGCAAAGAATGGCGGTGTCATGAATCACGAGACTATTGAATCCATCTCTCGTCGTCGTAAGCCTTTTACAGTAGATTACACAGGATTTGGATGGCTTCTGATTAAGAACGGAGTCTTTGAGAATAAAGAGATGAAGTATCCTTGGTTTGCTCCGAAGATGCAGGTCTTTGAATCTGGTGAGGTTCAGGATATGTGTGGAGAAGACGTTTCCTTCTGTTTAGATGCTAAGGAAGCAGGATATGAGATCTGGTGTGATCCAAAAATCCGTGTTGGTCATGAGAAAACTCGCATAATCTAATTATGGCAGACCGTTTATACAAAGTAATGGAGTTGGGCACTAATGGTTGGGGGATCCCTGATGAGAATCGGGATCAACACCTAACCAAGGAACAGGCTGATCAGAGATTACAGTTTCACATTAGTGAAGGTGTGTCTCCTCAACGTCTCAGAGCGTCTCCAGAGTAAAAATTCGGCGTAAAACGCACACCAAAGTATAAATAGAGATACGATCAAGCAAAATGGAGTAGTAATGGCAGATTCAGATCCAACAAAAGCACCCCATAACGTAGCAAGTCAGGGATTCGCTAGTGGAAGTGTAAAAGGACAGTACGATGTAAGTGCCCAAGCACGAAAAAAAGGTGCCGCAATTAATAATAAAGCGCAATCTCCACTAGCTGCAGGTTGATAAAAACCTCAATTTAATCAAACGCCTTTGGGTTCCTTGCCTAAAGGTGTTTTTTTGTCGCTAAATAGATTATGATATACCTTTTTGTTAAGGAAATGCATAACGATCACATCAAAATTGATTATCTTAGCTCCAATAAAATGGATTTAATTGATAAACCAGAAGAATCTGACGATTTATTACGTGAAGTCGTAGGTGATTACCTTCAAGACACCAAAAGAAAGCAAAATTTGACTGAAAACCACAAATTAAGCTAAAAAATGGCACAAGTTGACACCTCTTTACAAAATAGTCAGGCTTTTAAGGATATAAGTCTATCATTTGTCCGCCATCCTGTGACGGATGACATTGGAGTGTTTACAAATGAGTCAGCGATCAAGAGATCTGTGACAAATTTGGTTAGAACACGAGTAGGTGAACGTTTTTATGCCTCATTATTGGGTAGTGAACTAGAAGATTCGTTATTTGAACAACAAGATCCAGATACTGCTATCGTTCTGGAAGATGATATACAACTTTTACTTGAAAACTTTGAACCCAGAATATCGGGTGCAGATATTTCGGTGATTTATCCTTTAGATACCAATGAATTGACGGTAACTATTGCTTATGACATTGTTGGATTATCCTTGCCAAGACAAAATATAGAATTCGTTCTTCAATCAACTAGAATATAATGTCTTTTAACCAGTTTACGAACTTAGATTTCGCTGATCTGAGGGCTCAAATTAAAGATTACCTTCGTGTAAATAGCGATTTCTCTGATTTTGACTTTGAGGGGTCAAACTTTTCGACGTTAATTGACCTTCTAGCATATAACTCATACATTACTGCCTACAATACGAACATGGCAGTCAATGAATGTTTCCTTGATAGTGCAACTTTGCGAGAAAATGTAGTTTCACTAGCAAGAAATATCGGTTATGTACCAAGATCATCAAGATCTGCACAAGCTGTGGTTAATTTTACCGTAGATTTGGGTACAAATGACACAAAAATTGTAACTTTAAAAGCTGGACAGTGTGCATTGGGTACACAACAAGGAAGTTCTTACATATTTTCCATTCCAGACGACTTTGTTGCTACAACTGGTGAGAATAATATTGCAAATTTCTCTAATTTAACGATTTACGAAGGTGTTTATCTAACAAAAACCTTCCAAATTGATTATTCTCAACCAAATCAGAGATTTATCCTTCCAAATGCGAATATTGACACTACTTCTATTCGTGTTACGGTCAAATCTACGACAAATGAGATTTATACCCTCTATAACAACATTTTACAGGTTGATGCTACATCCAAACTGTTCCTAATCCAAGAAATTGAAGATGAACATTATGAAATACTCTTTGGAGACGGAATCATTGGTAAAAAACCGCCTGCTGGAGCAATTATCGACGTAACCTATGTTGTAACAAACGGAGCATTAGGAAATAACGCTAGAAACTTCTCATTTGTGGGAATTTTAAAGGATGATACGAATGCCACGATTACTGGCGGTATTTCACTCCTCACAACAACCCAAAAAGCGGAAATGGGTGACAGTATTGAAGATGTGAGTACAATCAAGTATCTTGCACCTCGTATATACTCGTCACAATACCGTGCCGTGACCGCCAACGACTATTCGGGGATAATTCCATTCGTATATCCTAACGTCGAGTCTGTGACCGCCTACGGTGGGGAAGAACTCGATCCTCCTGAGTATGGAAAGGTCTTTATCTCCATAAAACCGAAAAATGGTTCATTCTTATCGCAAATTACGAAGGATGACATTTCCAGACAGTTAAAACAGTATTCTATTGCTGGAATCAAACCAGAAATCATAGATCTCAAATATCTTTATGTTGAAGTCGATACGGCAGTCTATTATAACACTAACGCAACTTCAGATACTACTGAATTGCTTACTGCTGTTACAAGAACACTAACAACCTACTCATCATCATCTGATATTAATGATTTTGGTGGTAGATTCAAATATAGTAAAATTGTTGGTCTAATTGATGATTCTGCAAGGGGTGTTACTTCAAACATCACCAGAGTTAAGATGAGACGGGATATTACCCCTGAGATCAATATTTTTGCAACATATGAACTTTGCTATGGAAATGCTTTCTATATGCAATGTGGTGGATATGGAGTACGTTCAACAGGGTTTACGGTAAGTGGTATTGATGGAACTTTATATCTTGGAGATGTTCCTACTACAGGAACAACTGTAGGAAAACTAGTATTCTTCAAACTTGTCAATAATGTTCCTCTAATCGTTAAGAATGATGCTGGAACAATTGATTATACTCACGGAGAGCTTATTTTGGATGTGGTAAATATAACAGGAACTTCACTTGCAAGCGGAGTCATCGAAATAGAGACAATTCCCGAATCAAATGATGTTATTGCTTTGAAAGATTTGTATCTCCAATTAGATGTCGCAAATAGTAAAGTTACTGCTTTGCCAGACGTTATTTCCTCTGGTGAAAATACATCTGCTACATCATACGTCAAAACCTCTAGTTATGCTAGCGAATCAATCTATACGAGATAAATGACGGATATTAAAAGAGTAAAAGTCTCTCATTTAATAGAATCACAGATTCCTGAATTTTTGAATCAGGAATCTCCTTTATTTGGGGCTTTTTTAAATCAATATTACGAATCGCAAGAACATCAGTCTGGTGTAACTGATCTGGCTACCAATTTGCCAGATTATAGAAAAATTGGTTCTTTTAATAATGAAACTTTAATACCTGCTACAATTCTTACTTTATCTGCACTTGCAGGTGATACTACTATAGAAGTTGCATCAACAACTGGTTGGCCTGAAACTTATGGTCTATTGAAGATTGATAATGAGATTATTACATATACATCAAAAACTGCTACTACATTTGATGGATGTGCAAGGGGTTTTAGTGGAATAGATCAGATATCGAAAGAAGATGCTGCAGAATTCTTAAATTTTGCTCAAACTGATGCAAAGGCACATCTTTCAGGTTCCGTAGTAACTAATTTAAGTAATCTCTTCTTACAAGAATTCTTTACTAAGTTCAAGACAGAATTTCTTCCTGGCTTTGAGAATAGATCGTTTATATCTGGAACATCAGTCACTAATGTCCTAACAAGGGCAAAAGACTTCTATATGTCGAAGGGAACTGATGCATCTTATCAGATCCTATTCAAACTTCTTTATGGTGAGGATATTGAGCTCATCAAACCAATTGAAAGAACATTAGTTCCCTCTGATAACGTATATTTCAAAACTAAGCATGTTCTTTTAGAAAACCTGTTTGGTGGACAACCTTTAGAAACTGTTGGTAACTTCTTATATCAAGATGTTGCTGGAATTGGTACAGTCAGTGCTTCAATCTACAATGTAGAGTACCGACCAATTAATCAACAAGATTTCTATGAAGTATCTTTAGACTCTACATCATTCGATGGTACTTTCCAAGTGCCTGGTAAGACGAAGGCATTGGAATTAACTGATGAAAATGCTGAGACACTTGTTGTAGACTCTACAGTTGGATTTGGAAAAAGTGGTACTCTATTGGTAAAACCTAGAGCGGGTGCAAACTTTCTAAATCTCCGTTATACCGATAAAACTATAAACCAATTCTTAGGAGTTACTGGTATTAGTACTTCTTTGGTTTTTGGTGCAGATATACTTGAAAATAAACTTGCATATGCATATGCTGGATATGGACAAACATCTAAACTTGAATTTAGACTTGTAAACGTTATTGATAAGGTAGATACCACTAAATCTACCAATATGAAACTTGGGGATAATCTCAAGTTACTCTCATTCGGTAAGGATATGGGTGAGAGTCCAAAATTCAATAATTGGATCTATAATATTCCTTCTAGTCATAGTATTTCCACACTTAATCAGGTAAACGTTAATACTTACAGAATTAGTCTATATGATTCTTGCGTTTTCTATATTGATGAGATTCTAAAATTAAAAAATCAGAATCAAGAGTCTGTCAATGTTACGATTAAACAGATTGAGTATGATTCAACAAATGTATCAAAGACATATTCAAATACTATTGTTGTTCAAACTAATGGTACTGTTCCAACTAATGCAGATACTATTACGAAGACGGTTACCAAGGCTTCGCACAATTCCAGTTACTTTGCTGGTGTAGATAATTTCCCAGTTGGTATTCAGAACAGTTATCTCGACAAAGATGAGAAATCTTTCTATGTAGCATCATCAGGACTACCAAATTACCCCATTTTTGCAACAGACAATAAGGTATGGGTTAAGAGTAGTTCTGTAGAGGTCTCAGATGGGTTTGGAACACCTCTATTAGGTGGTGGCTATACATATACTATAAAATCAGAAGATCCCGCTGCCAACACTCCCCTAAACCACAACTATGTAACTGGGGATAAAATCTATTGGGATAACACTACTAGTAGTGGAATTGCGACAGGTATCTATTTTGTAACCAATATCAACCAGACTGAATTTTATCTTTCATTCAGTGGTGCTGATGTATTTGCTAAAAAGTATATTGCTCTTAAAACAAATACAACTGGTCAATTCATTTACAAGTCTGGATGGGAAAATAAGACATTAAAGAATCAAAAGATTCTTAGAAAGTATCCATACATTAAAGAAAAGACATTATTCGACGATCCAAATAAGAGAGAAGTTAATAACAGAGCTGTAGGATTGATGGCTAACGGTGTTGAACTGTTCCCACCAACTGTTTTTGATGAACAGATCTTCCACGGTGATATTACTGATATAAAAGTAACGAATCCAGGCAAAGATTATGATGTTATAACAGGACCTCCTTTGGTCATTAATGATCAACAAGGATCTGGTGCTGTTGGACATGCCAATATTTCTGGATCATTCAGAGAAGTTAAGTTAATTACTCCTGGCATTGGATATCAGGAAAAACCCAAGATTACAGTCAGTGGTGGCAATGGATCTGGTGCTGTTCTTGAGTCTAACCTTGTAAAGGGTAGAATTATTGCCAATTTCAAGGCAGATGGATCATCAGTCAATACTACTGATGAAAGTGTCACTTTTGAAGTAAGACATAACTTTGAAGTTGGTGAAGGTGTTGTTTATGATGCTAGAGGTAACACTCCTATAGTCAACGTTGTTAGTGGATCTACTTACTTCGTTGGAGTAGAGAATGAAAAGAGAATTAAGTTATACAATACCCCAGAAGATGCTAAAATTGGAATTAATACCGTTAATTTAGGAAATATTAGTTTTGGTTTCCATAAGTTTACTTCACTTAATGCCAAAAACACTATAACGAAGATCTACGTTAAGGAAAGTGGTTCTGGATATTCAAACAAGAAGATTATCGTTCAAGCAAGACCTGTTAATGGAGATGTACAGTCTGGTATTAGTACATCTGATAATTATATTCTTGCATATGACCATAATTTTAATAATGGTGAAATTGTTGAGTATTCTACAGATGGAACTGTTGCTTCTGGTCTTTCCACTACAACTCAGTATGCAATAAAAACAATTGATACTAATAGGTTTAGACTATGTGATGTTGGAGTTTCAACACTTAGAGACTTTACAAATTATGACAAAAATAAAACTGTTGTAATTCAGAGTTTGGGTACTGGTAAACATACTGTAAAATACCCACCTATAGTAGTAAACGTAGAAAGTTTATCTGCTATTGGTAGCACAACTATCATTAAACCAGATATATCACCTTTAGTTCTTGGATCTATTGAAAGTGTTTACTTAGAAGAAGGTGGAATTGGTTATGGTTGTACTAATATCATGGATTTCCATAGGAGACCTGATGTTGGTATATCAACTGTTGTATATCAAGCACTATTGAAACCAATCATTATTGGAGGTTCTATTGTAGACGTTCAGATACTTGCTTCTGGTAGTGGATATAGAGAAGACTCTGACATCAAGATTTATAGTCCTACAGGAGATTTTGCTGATATTAGACCGATTATTACTAATAATAAAATAACGGGTGTATCAGTACTTGATGGTGGTGTTGGATATGCTTCTAGTGACACTACTTTAGATTTACAGAACAGAGGTAAATCTGCTAAGTTTATTGCTAACGTTCGTGAGTGGAAACTTAATCAAGTTCAGAAGAATGAAAATATCATCAGTGTCGAAGATTCCATATTAACTAAACCAAGTACAAACCCAGAATATCAACTACAAACGGTAGGAATGTATCCTCCACAGAAGTTGAGATATCAACTTGGAGATAATATTGATTCTGGTAATTTAGAAACACCTAATGCAACTCACTCACCAGTATTGGGATATGCTTATGATGGTAATCCAATTTATGGCCCATATGGTTATCAAAATGCTGTTGGTGGATCCATTATTAGATTGAGTAGTGGATATATTCTTGATACTAGTCTTAGATCTGGTTTAAGACCTCCTGGCTTTGCGTTTGGATACTTTGTTAATGACTATCTCTTTGATAACTCTGGTGACCTAGATGTGCATGGTGGAAGGTACTGTGTTACACCACAATACCCAGATGGAACGTATGCATACTTCTACAGTGTTGATGTTGACTCTAGTGGTGTTGCTAAACCTAAGTTCCCATATCTTATTGGTGGATCATTTAAAGATACTCCAGTAGAAGAGAACTTTGTAACTTTCTTCAACCAAGATATTGATCTTACTTCTAGACAACTTACTAGAAATATATCACCATACTATCTAACTTATGGTAATTCTGATTATGAGTTGATTGATGATGTTAAGGATGCTCTAAAACAGGAATTTGAAGTTAGAAAAACAAAGAATGCTGGAATAACTTCTGTAACCATTTTTGCAAGAGGTGATGGATATAAAATAGATGATCCTCTTACCTTAGACAATAAAGGAACTGATGGAACTGGCGCTAGTATTGTTGTAAGTGAAATATTTGGTAAGGATGTCGAATCTGTAACGATTGGTGTTTCTACATTCCCAGGCACTGAATTAAGAAAAGACAAGTCATTGATTATTGGTATAACAACAGTTCCACATGAAATTGCAACTGGTGAAACAGTTGTTTTAAGTGGTATTGATACTTCTCAGTTTACTGAATTTAATGGGCCTCAAAAGGTTACTGTTATTGGTAGAACTGTTGGATTAGCAACTTTCTTAGATAATGTAACTACTACTGGAGTTAGTACTCACATATACGTTACAGATACAAGAGGTTTTGAACCAAGTGACCATATTGGTATAGGAACAGAAACATTCTTAGTTACCAACGTTGATGAACAATTCTCTAGATTATTTGTAAACAGAGAGAATTTTGTTGGTGCTGCAATGACACATGCAGTTGGAGAATATAATGTTATATTAAAACCAAAGAAATTCTCATTCCCAGTTGGTAATTCAACAGTAACTCAATTTACTTTTGAAAATTATACAACCTACTTCAATCCACAACAAAGTGTTGGTGTTGGTTCTACTGGAACACATTATGATATACCCCTCACAGGTTTAAGTACTTCTGCTGTACAAACTATAGAAAATAGGTTTGTTCCTCAACAAAGAATTTATATTAAAGATCATACCTTCTTTACTGGTCAAAACTTGACTTATAATATGGGTATTGGTGGAACCTCTATTGTTTGGGCACAAACTAGTGCTGGTGCAACTTCTGGTGTAGGTACTGTAGTTCTTCCTGATGGAGATGTTTGGGCAATTAACTTTGAACCAAATTATATTGGATTAGCAACCGCAGGATTCTGTACAACAGGAGATGCTATATGGTTCTATACTCCTGCTTCTAATTCTGGTCTTGCACATTCAATTACAACTAAGTATCCTAAAGTAACAACGAAAGTAGAGAGATTCTACGGAAATGTTGGAGTAACATCTAATCATGGTCTTTTGACTGGTGATACGATAACATTAGAGGCAATACCTAAATCTGCTGAATCTGTTTCTCTTAGATATGACCCCGTTATTGCAAAAGTAACTACAAAGAAAGTTGGATTTGCTAAGAGTAGTTTCTCTACAGATTTGACTCAAATAAACATTGCTGATGAAGACTTACAGAGTGGTGATAAAGTAGTCTATTACGATAGTGGAAATACTATTGCTGGATTATCAAATAATGAAACTTATTTTGTTCTTAGGGAAGATACTGAATCTATAAAACTTTGTAAATATAAGTCCGATGTTGCTGCTTCTAATCCAGTAGGAATAACAACAGTAAATGAGTCTCAAGCAGGTAATAAGAGTTATCTTGCTAAGATCAATCCTCCATTAAACTTTACCACAGGAAATACCATCACTTTTGATGTTTCCGATCCTACTTTATTGGATATGAGATTGGACTTCTTTGAAGATATCACTTTCAGTTCAAGATTGGATGTTTATGGTACAAGTTCCACTGGATTTAACATTGCTAGAAATGGTATTTCTGGAAATGTTGATGCTTCTGTAGTTGTCAGAACAGATATTAATTGGCCAAGTAAAACATTCTATAATTTGACTCCTGTTGTTCCTTCAGATGCAAGAAAGACATATGGATCATCGGACACTGATGTTACAGGAAGAAACAATATAACATTCAAAAATATTGTTATAAAAAATGAGCATAAGGTAATAAAAAGTGATGATAAGAACTTTACCTTCAATTTATTAGAAAAACCACTAGAGTCTCAGAAATATATCTCCAGAACAGGTGTAAGTACTATCACATACAGTACAACTTCTCCTACTGCTAGAGGCCCAGTTTCTAAGACTAAAATTAATTTCCCTGGCAAAGGATATACCGTCCTACCTAAAGTTATTGGTTTTGCTAGTACTCAAGGTCAAGATGCCATTGTTAAGGTTTCTTCACCAGAAATAGGTCAAATTGATACAATTGAAAGAGTAAAAGATGGATTTGATTATCCTACTGATCCTACTCTATTACCATTCTTAAGTGTTCCAGCAATTGTTGATATAAGTGGTATTGCTAGAATAAATCAAGTTAAAGTTGTTGATGGTGGTGAGAGATATAATCAACCACCCAAACTTACTGTTCGTGGTAATGATAAAGTAAAAATTGCTGCACATGTAATTGGTGGATCTGTTGATAGAGTAGAAGTCGTTGAAAATGCTTATGAGTTTAAAGAACCATTAAGTATAATCACAACTAATAACTCTAATGGTTATGACATTGATGCGATAACTCATTCAGGAACAGCTGTTACTGTTGAATTACTATTGGATGCACAGTTCAATATTCCAATAAAAACTGGATTTGCATCTACTGAAACTAAATTACCATTTGCAATTGGAGATAAAGTATTTGTTGAAGGATGTAGAATAAAACCAGCATCCATAACTGCAGGAGAAGGTAACTTCAACTCTGTTGATTATGATTATACATTCTACAATGTAACTGGTGTAAGTACCGCTAATAACACAGTTACTTTCAGTATGAATGATGCTCCTGGCATTTCTACTGTTACTTTGGGTGCCTATGATGATGATTTCACTCTAGGTTCCATTGTCAATTACAATGACATGGCCAAGTTCCAGATGACAATCATTGATGATGCCAAGTATGTTTCTGGTGAGAAAGTAACATCTACTAGATTTGAGGGATATGTTTCCGAAAATGGTTGGAATGGAAATATTGGTCAACTTAGACTTAGAGATACTATCGGAAAGTTATTGCCTGGAGATACATTGTATGGTCAGGTTTCTAAACTGCATGGTAATGTAAGAGATGTCAACAGATTTAGTGTTGATACGACTCTTGGAGTTACTAGGGATAAGGTTTCCAAGAATGATATGAATGTTGGTATTCTGAATGATTTCAGTCAGAGATTATCAGATAACTTCTACTATCAAAAGTTTGCATATTCAATTAAGAGTAAGTTACCACATAATAAGTGGAAAGAGGCTGTAAAATCTATTGTTCATCCATCTGGATTCTTAGAATTCTCTGATCTTGTAGTAGAGAGTGATTCTAAGAAAGATGCAGAGACATTAGACTTGGTATCTGTTGGTATTGCAAAATCGACCAATATGAAGGTCAAACCAGCTGATATTAAGATTGACCTCATCTTGAATATTGACAGTGAGATGTATATGGGCAAAAGAGATAATTTTGCCATGATTACTGAGGACGATCCTTTACCAGATGGTTCTGTACAGAGAATCTACTTCCCAGAAGGAAGACCAATTAAGAGTTTTGTTATGAACAAGACCAATAAGGTCTTGAATTTGGATGATATCTCTAGTGGATTTGATGGTTCTCATGATAGAACAGGAACATTAGTTGGAAGTAAACAGTTCCAGTTAAGTTCTGATGGTTCTCCTGCATTTAAGAAAACATATAATTCTGCTGATGGTGCAGTTGTTGATCTAGCACTCAACATTATAAGTATTCAGAATCATGATTTCCAGACTGGCCAGGCTGTAATTTTAGACACCGACGGTGGATCTAAGATTGGTATTGCAATTACATCACATACAACAGGTACTAAAGATATTATTATGGCTGCCAGATCATCTGGTATTGGTGGTAGTGCAATATTTGAAAATGGATATAACGTCCAAATCCCAGGCCCTGTAACGGGTACTGCAGTAACTGCCAACCCTCCTGGCGATCAATTCAGAATCTATGGTTTTGGTAATCCTAATGGTGGATTAGCTGGTATATGTACTAGAGGTTCTGGTGCTCATTTCCAAGTCAAGTTCGATTTTAATCAAACTACTGGACAGTGTATATCTACAGCAGTTACATTGATTAATGGTGGTGCTGGTTACTTTGTTGGAGACAACGTAAGTATTGCTGGTACACACTTGGGTGGTGCTACTCCTGCAAATAATTTGACGTTCCCAATTACAAAGGTTACTGGTACAAGAACTGGTGTTTCTACTATGTACAGTAATGTTCCATCCACGAATAATGGATCTGGATCTGGTGCAGTATTTGATATTACTAGAGATGGTAATTTAGATATTACAGCTGTTGGTGTTGTTACTGGAGGAACGGGATATGCTTCTACTAATGTAGTTGCTATTGCTGGAACATATATTGGTGGATCTACACCAACTGATGACGTATATCTAACTCCTGTCGAGTTGGGTACAAATGTTATGCCTAACGAGTTATTTGTACAGAAAGTTGATGACTTCAAATTCAGAGTTGCTGGATTATCTACATCATTACCTTTCACTTTTGTTGGATTAGGAACTGGAACACACATTCTTAAAGTTGCTGAACCAACAAAACAGGCTTTGATTATGATTGATAATATCATTCAAACTCCTATCAAGAACAAAAAACTGAATGTAACTGTTTCTAGTGCTCTTGGTCAGTCTGACGAAGGTGTTACTGTTTCTGCAGGAATAGGTTCTTTGACAAAAGGTGATATTTTAAAAGTAGATAGTGAGTATCTAAAGGTCAAACAGATTGGTGACACTACATTTGCTCAAGCTAGATCAGCTAAAGCAGAGAATACTGTTGATAATACTTTCTATTATGATACTAATAGAATGAACTCAAATGTGACGAGTGCTGATACTACATTGGCAACTCACGATGATAACCCTCCATATTAACTATAAATAAAGAAAAACGTTTTAAATAATGTCTAAACAGGGAATTAGTACTGGTTCTGCTCCGAATGACGGCACGGGTGATACCCTATTGGCGGGAACCATCAAAATTAATAGTAATTTTAGTGAAATTTATGAAACGTTTGGAGACGGTGCTAACCTTTTAAGTTTCGTTTCTTACGCTACTACTGCTGGTTATTCTACTAACTGTGGTATTGCGACGACATCGATTGCTGCTGGAATCGCAAAGAGTGTTGCAGACGATATAAATGTCAATACATCTGGTGTTGTAACATCAAGTTATGCTGATGTTGGTAAGATAACCATTCAACAGCCTGGTGCAATTACGGATGGGCCTATTGAGGTTGGTTATGCAACCACCATGTTTAGGATCAAAGCTGATGGTATGGTTGGTATCGGCACATCACTACCTACCTCACAGTTAGAAGTTGCATCATTCTCGAACGAAAGACCTACTATATGGGCAATTGCAAAAGGTAATGGACATGGATTGCGAGTATCCGATCAAAATTCTACTGATGGAAAGTCATTTGTTGTTGATAAAAACGCATATACTGGAATAGGTTCTACTGCTCCCACTTGTAGACTAGATGTTCAGGGTGATGTTTTAGTCAGTGGTACTAGTACTTTAACCGATCAGGTAAACTTTAATGCAGATATTACAGAGAAAGTCGTAGGTAACTATAGTGATAATTTCAATGTAAGTGCAGGTGGTACATTCACAGTTGATATTTCCCAAGGATCAGTTGTTCTGGGTGGACTTACAACATCTGTTACAGCCTGGAATTTTACCAATGTAAGTGGTGCAAACAGTAAAGCAACAACGGTTACTGTGATTAATAATTCTGGTATTGGTTACACTTACGGAGATGCAGTAAACGTCAATGGGGCGCCTGTTGCATCTGGTATTAAGTGGGTAGGTGGTAATCCTCCACCTGCAACAGCAAATGATGACATATTAACCTTTAGTATTATCAGGGACGGTACTGGTGTTACTAGGGTTTATTGTAGCAGTTCCATTAACATCATATAGAGGACGTAGATTAAATGCCAAGAACTACGCCTGGAGCCGGAGCGTTATTTAAACCAGCTTTTAACTCCACTTACGGTGTTCACCAGATACAAGTTTTAGCTGGTGGATCTGGATACGCTAAGACGGATCCCCCAAAAATAGAAATTACGGGTACAACTTCACCTACTGTTGAAGGTGTATTTTATCCTGTCATTAGTGGTGTCGGAACTATATCCGATATTATTATCTTTAAAACGGGTGTTGGATATTATCCTGTTTTTAGTACATCTACACAATCTCAGGTTGTTGTAGAGAGGGGTGCTTTTGGTACTATATCAACAAGTCACAGTTCTGCTGGTATTGCTTATTCTGTGTTTTCTGGTGATTACAATATTGTAGATGATAATATCTTTTTCAGCGATGCTCCATATGGTAAAACTGGCCCAGTCGGACTCGAAACTGGATCTTCATTTGCTGGCAGAATGTTCTCCAGAAAGTTGGATCCTTATGATACTTCTGACACTAATACAATTCTAGATGACATATCATTAGAATTTACAGGTATTGCAGGAACTCAGTTCACTCTAACAGAGAATAATGGAATAGTTACTTCAGTTTATAATAATGTTAATACTGGAGTGGATATTAATAATAATCCATTCGTTTTAATCAATAATGTAGTACAAACGCCAGGACTTGATTTTGAAATTGTAGATAATGTTTCAAATAAGATCAATTTCTTAAGTGGAGTCCCAAGAGCAGGAAGAATTAATAAAGTAGGACTTCAAACTGGTTCTGGTTATTACTTACCAATGAAGGCTGCTGTAAGGGTTGGTGTTGGATCAACTGGTAGTCTTGAGTTTGTTCGGATAGAAGGTAAAGGTCAGGGATATAGAACAGTTCCAGAAATTAGTGTTAGATCATCTCAAGGTTATGGTGCAAGTTTAACTGCATATCTTGGAACTTCAGCAGGAAGCGCAGTTGCTATTAGTACTGCAGATTATAATCATATTGCTGGTATTTGTACTTTTAGTACTGGTGCCGCATCTCATGGATTTGAATCGGAGGATAGAATTAGATTAACTGGTCTAGGATTTACTTTTACTCCCGTATCTCCTGCTAGGAATGTCAATACTTTTGGATATGATTATATAACGGGAATTGCTACCATTGGAGTTACTGGTGGTCACTATATTGGTACATCAGAAAATCAAAGTAGGAATTTATTAATAACACAAGTACAAGTCTATAATGGTATTAGTACATATACTTTTAGAGAGGATGCTTATCCAATTACTAAAGTTATTGATGCTAATAACGTACTAGTTAATCTTGGCATAAGTACACAACCATTAGCTTATGTTAGTGGTGGATTGACAAGAGCTGGTGTTGATACTGCCATTCTGGATGGTAGAAATGTAGTTGGTTTTGATGTAATTGGTGTAACTACAAATACATTTGAAGCCTTTATTGGTATCTCAACTTTTGCACATCAATATGTAACTGGTGGTGTAGTTAATAGAGCAGAAGCAGGAATAGTTACTAATTTTTCTATCGTAGAAGGTGGAACTGGATTCTATGCACCAAGGACAATTTCATACATTAATGGAACTCCTTCAAATGGTATTACGACTCTTACTGCTTATGGTAATCAAGCTGGTAATACAGTTGCGATATCATCAGTAAACTACGATTACATATCTGGTGTTGCCACAGTTACTTCTGGAAGTGGACATGGATTAACAACATCTAGTGTTGTTAAATTGGCAGGTATTGCATTTAGTACTGGTCAGGGTGATATTGTATTCCCATCTGATGCACAGAAGTATTATGGTGTTAGAAGTGTTGCAGATGTTAATAATTTCACGGTTAATATTGGTGCAGCACTAGAAACAACTGGTATTCATACACACCATGCTGGAGTGGGTTCTTTCATTGCCTATGAAGGACATGGATTGGAGACTGATGACTTTGTTTATGCAAGTGGTGTTGCTGTTACATTCACAAGTGCTCCTTCAGTAAATGTTGGTGATGTAGAGTATGATGAAGTTACTGGTATTGCAACAATTACTACTAGAAAAAATCATAATCTTAAAGAGGATGATTGTGTTATTCTTTCTGGTATTTCATTCACTTGTAATTACGATCCAGCATTAGGAATATCCAGTGCTGAGTATGATAACACTACTGGTGTTATGACAGTAACAACTTCTGCTGCTCACGGTTATAAGGTGGGTAAAGATGTTGTATTTACTGGTTTAGGATTTACATGTCAATTAGATAATGGTGCAAACCAACACTATTATCCAAGAAGTCGTTCTAGTGCATATGATAGTTCACTTCCTGTTGTAGGTATTGCTGGTACAACAGTTACTATTGATGTTGGATTTGCTCCTCCAAAGGATCAATTCACTCATGTATTCGATAAGGCAAATGCTGGTGCATTAATTGGTGGTGGTGCTTATAATCATAGGTACATTCGTTCTGAAGAAGGTGCTCTATTAACTGGTGGAGACTTTACACATAAGTTTATTAGTGCTACTGCTGATTCTACATTTAGTGGTGGTAATTACGAACACAAATTTGTTAGTGCTGAGGCATATAAGACTCTAAAAATTGGTGGTGATTATGCCCACACATTCGTTCCAGCAAAAACGGTTGCTGATTGTATCGATATAGTTGGTGGTGGTACAACTACACCCACAAATGCAGATTATGTTCCTAGTACTGGTGCATTAGTTTTAACAGTCCCTGGCCACGGATTATCAGGGCCAACATCCCATACAATAACAACTGCAAGATATAATGCTCTTGTTGGAATATTAACTATAACTGTTCCTGGCCATAACTTTGCCAATGGTGATCAAATTAAGATTGATAACGATGCCATTGGATTTAAGTGTTCAATGGATAGTAATTCCACCACTCATACATATCCACGTTCTACCGATCCTGTAAGTAATCAGTGGTTACCAATATCAAATAAGACAACAGATGATTTTGAAGTATTCGTTGGTATGAGTACCATTGTTAATTACACTGTTTCTGATGCTCTATACACACCTTCTGTAGGTGTGATGACCATGACTATTGGTACTCATGATCTATTATCAGGTTCTAGTATTAAAATTAAACCATCTTCACTTGGATTTAAGTGTGAGATGGATAGTCAGACATCTACTAAGTATTATCCTCGTGCTTCTGACCCTGTTTATGATACTGCAGTTCCTATTACTGGTATTGGATCTACTACAATAACTGTTCAGGTTGGTGTTACAACACAAGTCAAATACAACATTAGGTTTGCAGATTATAACCCTGTTGCAGGTATTATTACAGTTTCTCTTGATAGACTTCATAACTTTGTTGTTGGAGAGAGTATTAAATTCAAAGAAGGTTCTATTGTCTTTAAATGTGCTAAAGATGCTTTCCAAACTAATCATTTTTATCCAAGACCACAAGATCCTTTCTACAATACATCAGTTCCTATTGTTAGTTGTGCTGGTACAATATTCACAGCTCAAGTTGGAGTAACAACTCTTGGAAACTTTATACACTCATTCGTTCCAAACCAAGGTGTTGCAGTTGAGGGTGTAATTTCTGGTGGTGATTATGGACATACATTTAGTGGAGTGGGAACAGATGCCGTAATTACTGGTGGTGTTTATGACCATACATTTGAATCTGCAGTTGCTGGCGGACTTAAGAGACCTTCAACAAATGTTGAAATATCCAGAGGTGGATTAACATTTAAGTGTGCAAAAGATAATTATGCTACTGAACATGCATATCCTCGTGCTACAGACCCAGCATATAATACAGAACTAGGAATTGTTGACACAACAACTGATACTTTTGAAGTTAGAGTTGGTGTATCGACTGTTCAAGAAAGATCAATCACAGATGCGAGTTATAACGCTGCCACAGGTGACTTAGTGATGACAGTTGGATCTGGTCATTCATATACTTCTCCAACCTCACACACGATTACAACCGCAACATATACTCCTTCTACTGGAGTAATAGAACCTACTATCGCAAATCATGGGTTCCTTAGTGGAGATTACGTTAATTTTGGTACTGGATCAGTCTCATTTAAGTGTGAAGAAGATGATTATGCAACTCCTCACGCATATCCTCGTTCATCCGATCCATATGCTAATCGATGGTTACCAATTTATAATGTAGGAGTTAATACATTCTCCGTATTTGTTGGCGTATCTACAAACACTACTGAACATATATTTTTCGTTGGTCTTGCTGGAGGACTGAAGAGAGCAACTGATACTGTTGGAATTAACACATCATCAATTGTGATGACATGTTTCAGGGATCAACATAAGACAAAACATGCTTATCCTCGTCCTAATGATCCTATTGGTGGTAATAAGAGTGTTGGTATTGGAGCAACAACTGATACTACTCTTACAATCAATGTTGGTGTATCAACGATTAAGAATTACTCAATAACAACTGCTGCCTATACCGCAAGCACTGGTATTGTAACTGTATTCTCTAACCGCCATGGATTGAGTGGTAATTTAACTCAAACAACTAATTTTGCTACTTATAATGCCGCTGTTGGTATTATGACCATCACAACAAATGGTGATCATAATCTTACAACTGGAGATAGAGTTCAATTTGATAGAGACTCTATTAACTTCAGATGTTACATGGATGGTAGGAAATCAATTAAGAGTTATCCAAGAGCATCAGATCCAGCAAATCAAAAATGGTTGCCTGTTGAAAGGGTTGATGATGATAAATTCTCTGTTCAGGTGGGTGTATCTACTATCGTTACTTACAGTCCTACAAGTGGATCTTATAATCCATTCACAGGATTGTTGACTGTAGATATTGGTGAACATTATCTTAAGAAAGGAAATGCAGTAAAACTTAAGACAAGAGCCTTTAAGTTTACTTGTGGTCAAGATAATCACGCTACAAATCACTTCTATCCTAGAGCAACTTCTATCAGTGGCCCAGATCCTGCTTACAATACTGCAGTTAAGATAACAACTACAACTGATACAACAATTACACTAGATGTTGGTAAGTCTTCTAACCAATCTGATCATATATTTGTTTCTTCATCTGCTGACTCTGTTATTGCAGGTGGTGATTATGTTCATACATTTGAAAATGCAATAACCAATAATATAAAGATTGCTAGAGATACTATTGGTTTAACAACTAATTCTTACACCTTTAGGTGTTCTCAAGACAATTATGGATCTGATCACACATATCCAAGATCAGGTTATGCTCATACATTTGTAGGTGCAACAGCTGGTGCTGCATTTACTTCTGGTGCTTCATTTAATATAAGTACTGCAATCTATGATCCTGAAGCAGGATCATTGGTTATGACCATTCCTACTCATGGACTTTTAGTCGGTGAATCAATTGGTATTGTTACCAATTCAATGACATTTACATGTGCTAGAGATTTACATGCAACTACTCACACATATCCTCGTAATACTGATCCCATACACAACAAATATGTATCTATTGGCGCTACAACTGTTAACACAGTAACACTCTTTGTTGGTAAGTCAAATACTGGAGATCCACTGAATAATAAGGAAATTGGTATATTAACTTCAACAACTGATACCTTTACTTTCAATGTTGGTGTAACGACTCAGGTTAGATACAACATAACCACATCCAATTACACTCCTTCTACTGGTATTGTCACATTCACAACTGATAGTTCACATGGATTAACTACCGCCACAAGTGTTGGTATTGCTACTAATTCATTAATATTCTCTTGTGACATGGATCAACATGCCACAGAACATGCATATCCAAGGCCAGGATACGCACATACTTTCGTTAGTGCAACATCTGGTACTGTACTTAAAGGTGGAGATTATGCACACACTTATGTAACTTCACTTGCTGGTGTTGCATTTACTGGTGGTAATTACAAACATAATTTTGTCAGTGCTGTTACAAATTCAGTTCATGTTGGTTCATGGACTGGAACCAAATTAACTCCTACAGACGTAGCTTATAACGCTGTTACGGGCAACATGACCATGAACTTTGCTTCTGCACATGGTTTGATTGCAGGTAGTAATACAGTTGGAATTGCAACGGGTGGTATTGTTCTAACTTGTGAAAGAGATGATCATGCAACAAACCATGCATATCCAAGATCATCTGACCCTATACATGGACTTACAAACGTAGCAATTGGAGCAACAACTGTCAATAGTATCACAGTTAATGTTGGTGTATCTACAATCGTTTCTAGTGGTATTACAACTGCAACATATGCCCCTGCAACAGGAGATATTGAGTTAACAGTTGGAGCTGGACATGGATTACTAGCACAGTCTCAAACAACTGTTACTAATGCAGATTATAACCCATATGCAGGTATTATGACCTGTACTGTGGCTGGTCATGGATGGGAAGTTGGAGAATATGTTAAGTTTGACACCGATTCAATTACATTTACATGTGGAATTGATACTCATGCTACAAACCATTCATATCCTCGTCCAAGTGATCCATTCCATAATACTTGGTTACCAATATTAACTACAACTACCAACACATTCTCAGTTAAGGTACTTAAGGAAACTCCTTCTACTAGTGTTGGTGTTCATACCTTCTCAGGGTCTCAATCTAATGGTCTTAAGAAGGCAAATAATACTGTTGGTATTCATACTCGTTCAATTACAATGACATGTGCTAGAGATGCACATGGATCAAATCATGCATATCCTCGTGATGCTGACCCAATTAATAACAAACAAGTTGGAATTAAGGCAGTAACAGGTACAACAATAACAATTAATTGTGGTATTACTACTAACGTAGGTTATAATGTTACTGGTGCTAACTATAACGATGTAAATGGTGAATTAGAATTAACACTTGGTTCTGGTCATGGATTTGTCGTAAATGATAATGCCAATGTGGGGATATCTACAAATGGATTAACATTTACTTGTGCTTTGGATAAACATGCTTCAAACCACACATATCCAAGGACAACTGATCCTATTCATAATAAGATTGTTTCTATAGGATCAACAAGTGATACTACAGTTACACTAAATTGTGGTGCTGCAAATATTGATGATCCAGCTCACTCTGCTGGATTATTACCAACGAAGATAACATCAAACACACTTAGTTTGAATGTTGGAGTAACAACTCAAGTTAAATTTGATGTTGTTCATGCTGACTACCAAGAGTCTGTTGGTGTGATGACTATGGCGATTGGTGCTCATAGTTTACAGATGATTCAGACTGTTAAACTTGCAAATGAGGCAATATACTTCAAGTGTTCTAGAGATGGTAATGCAACTTCACTTGGATATCCTAAAGGTGGAGATCCTTGGTATAATGGAACACTAGTTAACAGAGTTATTGATGCCAATAACATTGAGGTTAATGTTGGTGTAAGTACTGTTCCAACACATTACAATTCTGGTGGTACAGTTCAGGGTGTTATTATTGCTCCTAGAGAATTTAATAATTCAGCAAGTGGTGTTGATTATGCTTCTGGTGGTACATTTGTTGATAAAATTATTGACGACCACACTTATGTTGTTAATGTTGGTATTTCTACTGTAGATCACAATTACAACAGAGGTGGACTTTCACAACAAGGTAAGAGAATTGCTTCTTCTATTGAACAAGGATTCTCTGGATTTGATGTTATTGAAAAA